CCGGGGGATGGATGGGTAGAGGCCATCAAGATTCATCGTCCACCTTCTTATGGAGGCGTTCGCTGAGTGTTTCCACGAGCCTTAGACCGCTGAATCCTACGATGAAGGCCATTGCGAATTTGGCTGACTCAAGTTCAACGCCAAGGAAGTTTACAGTAAGGGGGGTAATGTAATTAGCAGACAATGTTCCTGCGAGAATGGAGAACATCTGGGTGCGAATGGACGCTCCCTTTTGCTTTCCAACGAGGAGGAGGCTTCCGAAGAAACCCCCCACGGACATCCCGACATTAATGCCGAGTTCCATCATCATCTGCTTGACTGACATTACAAGTAGGTGTTGAGAGTGCTCAGGAATGTGGATGCAGTCGTGCCGATGGCTACGAGGTCAGGCCCGGTCACGAACATAGACTCGTCCAAGCCTCCTGAGAGGTAGATGCGAACCTTCGTGATACCCGAAGTGGAATCCAATTCGGTGGCGTTGATATCCCTGTAATTGAGGAAATACTGCCTTCCATCCGAGTAGGTCAGTTGCAGTTGCGTTGCCCCGAAGGTTCGTGCTGTGAGAGTTGCGAGTGCCATAGTGCGACAAATTTAGTAAGGGTTGGTGGATTATGGTGCGGTGAGGGTGGCGAGGGAGAGAACTCCGGGTGCTGCCGTGTTGGGGATGCGGTTGGGGTAGATGGCCACGGCACGGATGCGGTCGTTTATGGATAGAGTACCAGGTACATCAGGTCTTGAACCCAAAAACACCTTGTTGCAAGCGGGCACATTGACTACCGTGCCAGTAACAGGAATTCCTCCATCAATGCAAATGGCGGAATTACCTGTGCCTGCTCCGTAAGCAATAGCGACTTTGTGATAACCCTCTGACCAATTTGCTGCCAAAATGGCTATAGTAATTATAGTTCCTGAACTCCGTATGTTCGCAGTTAGGCTTCCATTAAGTGCAGACTGCAAATAGACTGATTCAGTAATGCCTGTGTCCATTATTGAAAAAACAATAGCATCCGTGGCTTTCCTAATAAATGCTTCAAGATAAAGCGTCCCCTCCGTCTGCCCAATCAACGCAGTCGCAGTTGTGTCCGAGATAACATCCGCACTCCGCGTGACTGCCGCGGTGGTGGTGGGGATGTAGGAGGTCGCTACGGAGCCTGTTTCAAGTTGTGCGCCTAAGATGTATGCGCCTTGAGTACCCGTGCCGTTGTAGGAAGAATTGCCCGAAGCATTACAAAGGCGAATTTGGACATTATGGTTTCCTGTGGCAGTTGAAGTATAGGTCAATATACACCTCCACCATCCGTTGCCATAATTCTGCATAGATGCAGAAACGCCTGTATTTAATGTGGCTACGCCTGTTGTAAGGTTGAAGGTTGCATTTGAAGCACTTCCCGAATTTTCAAATAAATTAATTATTGTCCTTTCAGCCGCTTTTGCAAAAACGCTCCAAGTATAAGTTGTCCCCGAAATGTTGCCCGCAAAAATATCAATAATGCCGTGAGTAACGCCTGCGGCTGAATTTTCTTGAATATAATCAGCGAGATTTGTTCCGTATGGGTCGCGAGTTGCAGTTGTATTTGCTACGCTACCACTTCCAAAAGCGTTTAAGTTAAAAGGGATATGAAACGCATTATTGAACTCTTCGCTTCGTTGACATTGATTCTGCGCACTCGGCTCCACAAGCAACGCAGGGCAGCCATTCACCGCTCCACCCAACGGATAGTCAAGGCGAGGCACATTGTCTGCAACGAGTTCAATGTTTCCGAGAGAGTTAATCCTCGTGGATTGATTCGCAACGGTCGTGGTGCGAGTAACGGTGAAATCACCCGCACCCGTTTCAGGAAGTTGAGAGTAAAGAGTCCCCGCTTTAAGGCGGTAAGGAATGTTGAGTAAAGATGGAGTTGACATAATTGAGGGTTTGTTAAGATGGATTTAAAGTTGAAAATCTCGCAAGGATGCAGTTGTACGCAACGACCTCCTTAGCAGTCGCTAAGTCAGTATCGCAACGCACATTGAAGTACCAAAAGTCAGCGTAGTCCTCGTCAGCAGTCGGGACAAGCGGTGGGCCAGACATCTCGTAGCGAAACTCCCGACCACAAGAACTCTCTAATTCGGGAGCAAACGCTCCACCCGCCTTGGCACGGGCCATAAAGTTCGCCCATACATCAAACCAAAAGAGTTGGTTCACCACAACGCCCTGCAACAAAGCCAAGAACGCAGCAGCACTACTGCCTATCGCAACCAAATCGCTATTCTTTACCGACAAGGTTTCGCTGACCTCGCCCTGCGGATAAATCCATACGGTCGTGTCCGTAGTGCGAGGGTCGGACTCAAAGCCAATCAAATGGGCATACGACACATAGAAGGTCTGCGCATTGTCATAAACAAGCGTCAAGAACCGCGTCCCGAAGGTGAAAGATGAAAGCCTCCCAAGTGCCATTAGACGCTCATTAAATTAAGTTGGGCGTTCACGAAGTCAATCTGACTCAGCGTACCCTTCTGCTCAACCCAAATCTCGTAATAATGCACCCCCGAAGCAAACAACTCCGTGCAAACCGAGCGAGGGTCGGAAGAGTGAAAGTGGATTGAAACCTTCGTGGTCTCGTCAATCACCCCGTCCTTGGCAATGTAGAAGTAAAACTCACGGCCATTTGTTGCGGTGACATTAATCAAAGCACTCACCCGATAAACAATCCCGGCATCGCCATTCCAGGAAACCGAAGGGCTTGCATCGTGGGACACATTGTAGGCCGTAGCAACAACATCGTTCATTGGATAAGGCAACTTCTCAGCCGTGTCAGCAGCAGCCGCAGTAAAGGAAAAAGGGTTCTTCGTGGATAAACTCACGCATCCCCGCTCAACCAACAAGACAGACGAATCGGCCAAGTTCTCAAACAAAGAGCCAACCCTGTTCGCGCTGTTCTGGGCAATGCCCGTTTCGTTCTTCACGACCAAGGAGGCCGCATCCAAAACTGGTCTTGTTTCAATAGCCATAATCTTTATTTACAGGTCAAATATACGATTTCAACAAGGCTCTTCGGTGTTCAAACAAGAGGAATCACCCACCACCTCAACATCCAAGTCAAGCGTAATGATATACAAGTTCGTGTCCCACGCAATCTTCGCCCCCTCAAACTCGCTCTCCAAGTTCTCCTTAATGGAGTACCCGGAACTCACACCCAATACATCCACGCTCACCGCACCGACAGTCTGCGCCAAAGACTCGTAGAGACCCGTAATCTTGCTTTGGACGAGCGAACTCACCTCGTAAGGTCTCTTACCCTTCCTGCGACCAATAATCACAAGGCGCAAGGGATAAACGATTCTCAGCAGGTCTTGGCATCCGATAAAGTTGTTCTCCTCGGTGACCTCGGCTCGCTCCCGGCCATTGTAGCGAATGAATGCAATGCCCTCGTTCCAATCGTAATCGTCCACAACGTGGCGGTATTCTCCGTTGGAGCAGTAAACGGCAGGGATAATCTTGCCATCCCTATCGGGCAACAACTCCGCAAAGCCTGTATGCCGAACGAGTTTGTAGGCGTTCAGCCGGGCGAATATCTCGTCAATAACCTGGGTAACTATCATTTGAAGACTTTAGCGAAAAAGGTTCGGGTCAATAAATCAACGAAATACTGCTTTTCGGGAGCAGACAGCCCAAAGATAGTGCCTCTACGCTTCTCGTTTTCAACGGCTTTCTCCTTATTTTCAGCACTCAACACATTGAAGGAAATGGATGGGGTCTTCCCGGTAACTCTACGAGTTGGCTTGCTGAACTCGCTCTTCAACTCACCGCTGAATTTCATATCAATGAACGCGACCTGCAAGCCTTTCTTGCGCCTCTTTTCCTTGTACTTGTCGCTTGCGTAATCGCCAATCTTCCCCAAATCGGGCTTCAAGCCTTTCTCAAAGATGCGGGGCAACACCTGGTCGCTATGCGTTGCAGGCGCAGACTCGTCCAAGGCAGCGACTAAATTGCTCTTCAGAGAAGAACTCTGCCCTTGAATCTTCGTGATATATTCATCAAGCGTCACGGTATGAAAGATGCCTGCCGAACCCTCTGCCTACAAGCAAAACAACCGCTCTCCGGCAGGGATGCTTGCTCAAAGTAGCGTTGCATATATTGGTCGTATTGAGCCTGATAGTAATTGCTCAACTCCTGATTCATATCCCGGTTGAATACAATAATCCCATTCAGCCTCTTGGAGAACTCCATCTCCTTCAACAACAACATCCCGGTCTTGTAAAGCAACGGATAGCCAAGTTGCGCAACGTGGGCGCAGAGCAATGCTTCAAAACTGCAAGCGACTTGGTACTGAACACTCAATCCACCGGTGAAACCGCCCCCCGAAATGTTGCTCTCAATCAACTGACCGCCCGTGGGTATCTCAATGGCCCGCTCAAGCATATTCTCCGACCAACGATAACCCCGACCGCATCCACCGCATCCGTAGGTCGCATACAAGCTCGTCTGGAAGGAAGCCTTCGTGGTGGCATCGTAAAGCACCGCCAAATTCAACATCTGACCGTTGGATTGGTAGGTCTTGTTCACCACAAGCCTCGTCACCGAATTAGCCACCGAGGTGACATTGAAGGTGTCCAAAGTCACGCCCGTCCTCAAGTCAACCACACGAACCGGGACAACGCCCGAAGAAGGCAACAAGAGGCTGATGGAAGAGATGGTCACGGAGATGTAGTCCACCTGCCGATAGCGCATCCCGATGCCTCTCCATACACCCGAAGCAGCCAAAGGCTGAACGGACTCGGCATAGAAGCCCAAATCACCATTCCAAGATGAAGTGGTATAGTTCCAACGGCTCTGCAAGTAAGCCAACGACTCAGCCTTCAGCATATTGGCCGCTTGGTCAATCTTGCGCTGAATCAAGGTGTAGGCCGTCTTGTCCTCCTCATTCACGCCCGAATCAAGGTCGGCAAGGCTAATGCCGGTCAAATCATTGATGTAGAGGCCGCTGATAGGCTCAACAGCAGGGTCGCAGAGGCCGCGAATCCCGATGACATTATTCCAACAACTCATAAGGCAAAGTTACTAAAAATGAATGGCTAAAGGTACAAGAGAGATTTTTTGCAATAAGTATCACAATTCAATACTTTGCGCAAAAGAAAAAGGGGATGCTTTCGCACCCCCTCTTCACGCTAAACCCAAGTGGAGATTAGTTGCTCACTTTTCCGTCAAAGATGTAGTTCACCCCAGACAGTTCATCGGTTGCGAAGAACAAGTCAGCAGGGAGGTCAACATACTTGTAGGAAAGACCCAAAAAGAACTTCCAGGTGTTGCAGTCCAACTGAGCGTAGTAGTCAAACTCAAGCCCGGTCTCAGGGTCGGAAATCGTACCCTTTTTGATGGATTGGTCATCAATTACACGGATGCCAGAAGCACCACGGAAAGCATTGTAGCGGATCAGCTGAACTCCACCAGGAGCAATCATTGCGAACTCACCCGTACCGAATACGCTATCGGCCTTTGGTTCAAAGAAGAAGTAAGACTGAGCATCAGAGTTCATCATTTGCTGCAAGTCCACGTTTACAGTAGCGCAGCAATGCGACTTGAGAGCCGTCATATACTTGTGAGACAGTTCACCACCGATGATAATGGGGCGATCCCAACCCTCAGCAAGTTGATACTGATAGGTTACATCGGACAAGAAGTCATCCAAGAAAACGCCTGTGTTGGTGTTTTTGGTCTTGGTGAGCAACTGCGTACGAGCGGCGTTTACTTGGCCTGTGCCTGAACCGGTGGGCTGAACGGGGTACTTACCGAAGTTGGCAGCGATGTAGCTTACGGCTTCGTTGTTCATAAACCGCTTGATAGCCTGAAGGTGCATTGCCAACTGCCGAGCGATGTAGTTCTCGTCATTCTCACAACGAGGAGCCAAATCGTCAAGACTGACCGACCACCTGCGCGAAGCACCGGCAGCAGGGTCAATGTTGTAAACGGTAGAGGTTTCACCGTAGGTTGGCCCTGCGTTACAATTCAACTCCGCAGAGGTTGAAGTGTCGGTAGAGGTCATCCGAGGCTGGTACACGACCTCAACCTGGCGGTAGTGGCCGTTCTTGGTGTCAATCTGGTTTTGGATGATACCAGATTCGTTCATCGGGGAGGTGATAGCCCGAAGAGTGTTGATGTGTCCGGGGAACATCGTTGGATCGGCATTGAAATAGCCATCGTCCAAACGACCTTGGATGTCGGGACACGATACGAAAGATGAAAAAGCGTATGACATTTTTTTGGAATGAAAGAAAGGTTTGTCGGCTATTTCTTGCCAAGCCAGGCACTATGGGGCTTATTGTCCCCCCGACACATCATCGTGCGCTAATCTCTTCTCTATGCTTCGCGGCCCTTGGGTGCAAGAACCGTTCGCGAGTTCCTTCTTTTGTGCCNGAGGTCGTTGTCCGAATCGGCTCTNNNCCNNGNTTNCCNGCCTCTCCTGCCTCTNTTGAGCATTTGAGCCTTGTCAGCCTCGGTGCGAACCAACTCTTCGGGTGTCAAATAACCGGTNCCCTTCTCGTTCTTGATCTGGTTTCCNNNNTTATCNGTCACCACCAACTTNCCGTCCGACAATGCAAAGATATAACGCTCATTCAATTCTAAGTCAAAGCCCTTCTTGGCAAACTGATTGACCGAATCGCTCCACGAAAGGGNTGCNCTTAATCTTCATCACCTCTTGGTTAATGATGTAATTGTCAATGGCCTTCTGCGACTCAACCTCCTTCTGCTCAAGCTTCTGCGTCAACTCACCCGCTAAGGTTTCGTATTCGCTCTTCTGCTTCTTCAACTCAGCGAGTTGGGTCTTGTAGCCCTCATCGTCCTTCCCGGTGTTCTTGGCCTGCTCCTTCAAGTCCTCAATCTGCGTATTGATACGCTGTTGGGCAACCTCAAACAGATCGGACAGTTTCTTGCCCTTCACATCGTCCTCGGTCAAGTTGAAAGCCCTCTTGAACTTGGTCTCAAGGCTTCCGAGAGTCTTCCCGGTAACGCGATTGCGGATGTCCTCATCNTCAACGGCCACCTCACGNGACACATACTTCTTCGCAAGTTCTTCCTTGAACTCGTCAAGGGATGCAAACTCTTTCTCTTGGTCAAATAGCCATTTGGCCATCTCTTTGGAATCTACGCTCATTTTCTACGGGTTTTAATGGTTGGTGCTTCTTCGGTTGGTATTTCTTGGGGGAGCGATTCTTCAATCTCTCCCTCCTCGTTGACTTCGGGGGTTTGCTCCATCATTGCTTCAGCAGACTGCGAAACAATCATTTCGGGTTCTTGTGCGCGAATCATCTGCCTGCGCTTAGGGGCTTCTTGGATTGGCTCAAAGACTTGGCTTTGGGGATTCAAGTAGGCTTCATCCTCAATGCGGATGCCGTACTTTTTGAGGAACGCGGTGTCCCTTGCCGTTGCCTTACTAAGCATCACGACTTGTCCGTTGGCCTTTATGCAACGAACCTTGACTTGGTTTGGATTTATGTCCATAGTAAATGAATGGGTTTATGGTGCAAATATAAACAAAAATGGGCATTCAAACTTGCGGAACAAGCCAATGTCTGCATCTATAACCNCCCAAATAAATGAAAATNGTGGCCTCGTCCGTGCCGGGAATCTTCCCCTTCCAATCNCCCAACCTTCCCCACGAACGAATCGTCCCCTCATCAAAGACCTTGCCATCCCTTGCAACGCAGAAAGGGCGCGAATCGTTCACCAATCCACGGCATACCTGAACTTCTTAACTGCCCAAAGCCTTGCCCAGAGCGTAGGTGAAGGAACGGTCAATCACCGCAAACATCGTGTCAGCAGTCAAGACCGCCATATTGAACAAGCGACCCTTTTTGTCAGGGCCACCGCCCACCATTATCTCGGTAAATCCCTCCCTCCAAAAGCGACCGGGCCGAACCCGAAGCAATGGACGCAAGGATGAAGTTTCGGATATAAGCGTATAGATTCGTCTCAAGGTTGGTCAAATCGTCAAACATAGACCGCATCTGCTCTTCGTAACCGACCTCCGAAGCCGAGTTTACATCAAAGCCCAACTTGTCGTAATACTGTTTGGTCAAGTCGGCCTGCGTGTCAATCTTCTTAGCCAAGAATACCAACGCATCGTAATAACTGCTCCGTGATACGGCATCCTTAAATTCGGCCATCAAAGCCTCTACACGAGCGTAATTGTCCGTGGTGGATAGGAGATTGCCTTCGGTGTCGTAGGAGAGCTTAGAGAGCATT